CTTCTGAAATATCAAAAAGAACATTTGTAAGCGGAGGAACCCTATCTTCCGACTCAACATATTATTATAGAACATTCACTGGTACAGATAATTTAATAATAACTGGAGGTTCTCTTACAGCAGATTACTTAGTAGTTGCTGGCGGAGGTATAGGTGGCGGTCAAGGCGGCGGTGGTGCGGGTGGCCTAAGAGCAATAACAAATCAAACTTTAACTCCTGGTTCGTATACAATTACTGTTGGCGCAGGTGGAACTGGTGGCGTTCAAACTCCAGGAAATCCATCTAGTTTTAATTCAACTTTTAATTCTAGTGGTGGCGGCGCTGGTGGATTTTTTTCAGCACCAGCATCAGGAGGATCTGGAGCTGGAGGTCAACGCTCATCTACCACTGGTGGAGCAGGTAACGCAGGAGGATACACTCCTGTAGAAGGTTATGCGGGTGGAAACTGTGGTGGTGGTTCAAGTGATGGTGGCGCTGGTGGTGGTGGTAGTGGTGCGGTAGGAAATTCTAATTCTGGATCAACTGGTGGAGCTGGTGGATCTGGAGCATCTATTTATAACTCAATTGATTTTTCATCTTGGCTAACAGCAACTGGAACTGGTTCTGGTGGCAAATTAGCTGGTGGTGGAGGTGGAGGATCTTCTGGAACTGGATCTTTAATAACTGGTGGAGCTGGTGGAGTGGGTGGTGGTGGAAGAGGTGGACACGGTGGAGACCCATCTGTAGTTGATGGTGGTGGGCAAAATGGAATTGCAAATACTGGTGGAGGCGGCGGAGGAACAGGATATAGCGGAACTGGATTTCAGCCAGGTAATGGTGGCTCAGGCATATCTATAGTTAGATATTTAAGATCAGCAGTAGGAGGATAATGTCTTATCAATTAAAAATATTAAAAGATCATCCTATTGTATATTATCCAATATCTGAAACATACTCTAGCTTAATAGGATCATATCAAGATGTACTAGACACATATGATACATATCAAGAATTTGAAGATGATTTTTCAACATACGGGGAAATAGTATCCAACACTATATTTGATAAATCTGGATGTGGAAATGATGGTATATATCAAGGAGATCTAACAGATACATTTTTACCATTAACATCTGGCGGGAGTCATGCAGCAAAAATAACAAATACAAACTACATGACAGTCCCGACTACTTTTGATTATTATGGCTCTACAGCATCAGGCGGGTTTGGAAATAAATATACATCAGATAATGATTTTACAATAGAGGCATGGATATACCCAAATATACCTACTACTAATTTAACTACCATTTTTGCCGACCCAGTAAGTAATGTCGGAATATTTTGGCAAAGAGGAAACATTATATTTAGGCTTGACTCAGAAACATTAAATTATACTGTTCCATATTTTAAGAAAGCTTTACATATTGCAGTTGTATATTCAATTTTTGAAATGATAATTTACGTAGACGGAAAAGCAGTAGCCTCAAAAAGTCTTACAGGATTTGCTTTTACAAATACATCATTATCTTTACAAATTGGCCCTACAGCACATGCTACAGATTCATTTATTGTAGATGATCCAGCGGTTTACAGATATGCTTTATCTGCTGCTCAAATTTTAAATCATTATAACGATAACGGATTCCTGCCACCAATACAAATAGCCTACCCAGATAACGGACAACTATTTGAGTTTTATGATAATAGCATTAGCTCTCAATACAGATATTCTTATCCAGCCGATAGATCATGGGAATATTTTTTAACCGATGACCTATATTATAATAGAGATGATAATGCTATTGAAATGGCATACTCTGAAACTGGAGTTTCAAAAACCGTATACCTAACAGACTTAGTTACTATACCGCTGGGAATTACTATGGACTCATCTAAAATTGAATGGTATGGGGACAATGGAATTATGGTGGAAACCAGTATAGATAATTCTACATGGGTTCAATGTATGAATGGGGAATCAATTCCTCAATATAAATTAAATGACTTCGATACCTCAGGCTTTGTTTATTTAAAGATAACCTTATCTACTACAGATAATAGTAAATATCTTCCTAAACTTTCTAATTTAACTTTATCTTTTTATAATGACCAAGTAATGTATGCCCAAAATGGTGGAAGCTATATGTCGACATTTGCTGATTTAGCTGGCATATCAGATCCAGCAATAAGCCTTGGACCTAATAAGTATCCCATCTTGTCTAGAGATTATAGAAATGGAATTAGGGTTCCAGTAGATTCTGGATTTTATATTAATGCTAATATACCTGTAAAAACTATAGAATTTTTTTATACCCCAGATGACCTTACAAATAGTGGTCTTATAACCTCTGTATCAAATAACGGATATGCAGCCTCAAACGTATCTTGGAATGGAGCGGGGGCTATGAGTAAAACCAACGTAAATTCATTATATGTAAATGGAGTAAATAAAACCTCAGTATCTAATGTATCAGATATATTTACAGCAGGAGATTTACATCATGTGGCAATAACATACTCTCAGTCAATTTCAGGACCAATTAAATTCAATTATTCGCTTGGCGGAAGCGTAGGATGCCTAATTCAGAATATTGGATTATATGAAAATCAATTTACAGGAACCCAGATATTAAATCATTATAACCTATATTTAGGAAAAGCCTCTGTAGTATGCCAAGATTCGACTATAAACTTGACAGAAAATTCAGCTCAGGCTTATAATAATGACTGGCTCGTGATACAAAACGTATAACTTTGTCAAACCTTTGGACAAAATCTGGACTTTAACCTAAAAGAATGGTAAAATTAATACCTAATGGATATTAAAAGAGTTAAACAATCTGTAGTAGAAGAAACTACCCTAGGAATTTATGTGTGGGAAATTGACGGCAAATGGGTTGGCGATGATGATGGAAATTATCTTTCTGTGACATCTAAAAAAGGAAACAGAGAAAAGATTGAAATGCTTAGAAAAGCTGTTGCCCACTATGGCGTAAATAGAGGAGAGCCAAAGTTTTTAGCAGGACGTAGAAAAATTGATGATGAAGAATTTGAGTATCAAAACCAAAGACTAAAATGGGGCTTAACTCCAGATCCGCTAGATATTGGTGAGTACAAGGATCAAGTTAGAGCAGCAAAGGGAGCTAGATAAATGGAATTTATAAACGATGAAGAAGAGTCATCAAATGAAATTTTAATATCTAACGATTCCGACTGGATTAAATTTAATAAAAAACCAGTTGTAGAAAATGATCCATTTAAAATTGAAGGCGCAGAATTAAAAAAAGTTAATGGACTAGGCTCATCATTTAAACGTAAAGTTTCAAGAGATTTACAAAAAAGATTTGTGGGTCAAGAAGGAACGGCAACACAACAAAACTTACTAGCACAAGCAATAACTGGCTATGCTATGTTCGATCTTATCGAGCCTCCTTATAATTTAGAATATCTTTCTAGGATTTATGAAATATCTCCGTACAACTATGCAGCAATTAATGCAAAGGTTGCAAACATTGTTGGATTAGGATTTTCATTTGTAGAAACTCGTAAGGCAAACGAAGCCCTTGACAGCATTTCAGATGAAAGACAATTAGAGCGGGCACGTCGTAAATTAAATAAACTTCGTCAAGATCTAGATTCTTGGCTAGAAGAAGTAAATGAAGAAGAAACATTTACAGAAACATTAATTAAGGCTTATGTAGATTTAGAAGCAACAGGGAATGGCTATATTGAAATAGGCAGAACAACTGCTGGCAACATTGGATACATTGGTCATATTCCTGCAAAGACAATGCGAGTACGCAGACTTCGTGATGGATTTATTCAATTGCTTTATGGCAAGGCAGTATACTTTAGAAACTTCGGAGATCAAGAAACTGAGAACCCAATTGCAGATGGATCAGATCGTCCAAATGAAATTATTCACCTAAAGAAATATACTCCAATGAATAACTACTATGGAATACCAGATATTATTGCAGCACAAAATGCTATGGCAGGGAATGAGTTTGCTGGAAAGTATAACTTGGACTACTTTGAAAACAAGGCGGTCCCAAGATATATCATTACAGTTAAAGGTGCTAAATTAGCTCCAGAGTCAGAGCGTAAATTATTAGAATTTTTCCAGGTAGGATTAAAGGGCAAAAATCATAGATCTTTATATGTCCCACTTCCAGCTGATAGCCCAGACTCAAAGGTTGAATTTAAAATGGAACCAATTGAGGCAAACTCTCAAGAGTCTTCATTTAACATTTACCGTAAATCAAATAGAGATGAAATCCTTTTGGCCCACAGAGTTCCAATTAGCAAGATTGGATTACCTGAAGGAGTAAATTTAGCTTCAGCTAGAGACTCAGATAAAATGTTTAAAGAGCAGGTATGCCGTCCAGCACAGGATATTTTAGAAAAGAAATTAAATAAAATAATTGAAGAAAAAACAGATGTGCTATTAATTAAATTTAATGAACTAACTTTGACGGATGAGGATACTCAGTCTAAGATAGATGAGAGATATTTAAGGATGCAGGTAATTACCCCTAATGAAGTTCGAATTAGAAAAGGCATGGTTCCAATTGATGGTGGAGATTCAATTGTTCAATTAAAGCCACAACAGGTTGCTGAACAAACTGCACAGGCCATGAATTCTCGTCAAAGAACTCAGGAGCGGGATTCTAATTCTCCAGATATTTCTGGGGAGGCTAGAAATCCAAAAGGCGAGGGTAGAGTAACCGCTTAATTATTAGGCAACTAGTTATTTGCCTTTTGACGTATACAAGTATAAAATTGAGCATATGAATATTGAAAAATCTAATTGGTCTTCTAATGGCGATAATATTGCTTTATCTGTTCCATTCACAAAAGTTAATCGTGAAAAGAGAACAGTCTCTGGATTTGCCACACTAGATAATTTAGATCAAACAGGCGATGTAGTAACGGCAGATGCAAGCCTTAAAGCTTTTGAAAACTTTAGAGGAAATCTCCGTGAGATGCATCAACCAGTTGCAGTAGGTAAAGTAGTTTCTTTTAAACCAGAAACATTTTATGATCCAGCAACAAAAGAATTTTTTAACGGAGTATATGTAGATGCATATATTTCAAAGGGCGCCCAGGATACATGGGAAAAAGTTTTAGACGGAACACTTCAAGGCTTCTCAATCGGCGGAAAGATCATTGAGTCAGACAACGAAGTAAACAAGTCAACAGGTAAGACAGTCAGATTTATCAAAGACTACGATTTGATGGAGCTATCAATTGTAGATTCTCCAGCAAATGAATTGTGCAGCATTGTTTCAATTCAAAAAGTTAATGGACAACTAGTGTTTAAAGGACTGGCTGCAGAAGT